CGTCCGTTGACGTGCCCTTGCGGATGGCGAAATCCACCGGGCCGCTGAGAAGGTGTGAGGACAGCAGCGAGATGTTGTCGGCGACATAGGCGATCTCGACGTCGTTATAGATCAGTTCGCGGGCCGCCTTGCCGCCGTCCTGAATGAAGATGGTGGCGCCCTCGACGCCCCCCGCCCGCAGGCCCGGCCCCTCGGACCCGACTTCGGTCCCGGCGTTCCAGATAACGTTTTCCGGAGTCATCACGGCGTCGTTCGGCAGGGCGTAGTACTCACGGTCCGCCGTCAGCGCCTGCAAGTGGCGGCCGGAGCGAAGGTTGTAGATCGACGACACGCCGTCCGCCTCCAGCGTGTAGTTGATCGCCTCGTCGGCAGCGCCGGTCCCGACGTCGAAATTGAAGAAGTCGCCGGACTTCGAGCTTGCCACCGTGGCCGGGCGTTCCGCGGACCCGCCGAGCCACAGGCGGCCCTGGTAGAACGTGCCGCAGCGGGGCCAGCCGCGCGTCGCCGACCACTGGTCCTCATCGCCGGCCCCGAAGTCGTATTGCGGGATGTTCGACAGCGCCAGCGGCTCGTCGTTCCATTCGTCGTGCGCGCCCTGCCGCTGGATCTTCCGCATCTGGATGTCTTCGTGGAAGGTCAGCAGGGTGTCGAGCGATTGCGTCCAGTTGATGAAGTAAAGTTCATCCGACAGGTAGGGCGAATAGATGTCCGCTTGGCGCACGCCGTCCTTGTAGACGGCGATGTTGTAATCCGTCGCCACCAGGACGTACCGCTGCACGTCGCTGAACTTGAAGGGAATGACCCGGCCGTTCGACAGCGTCCCGGCCGACGACCACAGCCAGAACTCGCCGATTTCGGCCTTGGTGGTCGACAGGTCCGCGCCGCCGACCTTGGCCACCCGCCAGTAGCGCGCCGACACGCCGGCAATACCCGTTCCCGCCCGCCGTCGCCGGTTGATGGCCGTGGTGGACACCGCGTCGAAAGCGGGCCCGCAGTCCGTCCACGTCGCGTCGTCGGCCGAATACTGGATGCGGAACTCGTCGGTTTCGTCGATGCCGGTCGCCGCCGAGGCCAGCGCCAGACCGCGCGCGTCAGCGAACAGCACCGTCTTGGCCGAGCCCAGGTCGTAATGCACCAGCACGTACGGATCGACGGTGCCGATGTTGGTGGTGCTGGTGACCTTCGTCGAAACGTTCTCGTCCTTGGCGTTGCCCGCCGTTCCGCCGTTGGGCGCGGTGGCCGTGATCGACGCCGCGGCGATCTGCGCCAGTTCGGGGCAAATCTGGTCGAGATACTTGAGGCCGGGCCGGCGGCCAATCGGCCCCTGCGGCACGCCCAGCACGTTGCGGGCCTTGTCCAGCCCGTTATAGTAGTGCTTGACGTCGGTGCGCGCCGCCAGCAGCGGGTCGATCTCGCCCGACGTGAAGTTGGTCTGGATGGTGCGGACCTTGCGCCCCATCTCAGCCACCCCACCGGGCGTTGATCAGCGAAAAGTCCTCGATGCGCTGCGACGGGCTGGCCTTGGCGTCGAGGTTGACGGCCGTGCGGAAATACCCGCCCTTGCCGCCCTCGTCTGCGCCGCCGAACGCCATCCTCATCCACATATCCGCCTCGCTCGTCGAGTCCTTGAGAGACGGCGCGAGGTGGGCGGCCAGCGCGTAGATGACCAGCGAGGTGAAGTACGGCGGCCAGTCCTCTTCGGCCACCCGGATCTTGTAGTCGATATAGACCTCGGCGGCGTTGGTCAGCAGCGTCTCGCCGAAGATCTCATAATCCTTGAACGGCACCGCGCCGACCGCGTCGGTATTGAAGGCGGCAAACAGGTTGCCGTCCCGGTTCGACGGCAGCTGATAGGCATACGTCCACTCGTTGGCCGGGGTTTCGTTGAGCCGCGACAACCGCGCCTTGGTCATCGCGAACCGCCAGTCGTTGTCGCCCAGCAGCCGCTCGACGACGTTCTCGTACATCAGCTCGCAGGCGGCGGCGGCGTCGGTGCCCTCGTCGAACGAGGCAATCGCCGGAATGCCGATCAGGGCCAATGCCTTCGAGCACACTTCAACGCTGCTGCTGGCCATCGAGCAACCTCTTGGTAAAACCGCTCATGGAAACGACCCCTTTCAGCATGCCGAGATCGCGGGCCTCGGCCCATCGTGCGTGCCAGCTTTCGATGGTCGCGTTCTTGCCGCTGTCGGGGTAGAACTCGGACCCCACCCGCACCGGATAGCCGTCTGCGTAGCCGATCTTTTCCATCGGGCAGCCACACAGGATCACCGGATCGAAGCCGATGGCCCTCATGACCAGGGCGGCGCACAGAGAGGACGAGCCGCCGCGCCACTTCGCCCCGCCTTTCCAGCGATAGTCGACGTATTCCGGGCGCATCAGGGACGCATAGTCGGCGTTCTGGTCGACGCCGTGGGTTTCGGCCCGCCTGCCGGTGCGCAGATGGTGCCGCCAGCCGAACGACCCGAGCATTTCGGTGTGGGCCGACACGATGTAGTCGACCTCGATCAATTCCGAGATGAAGTTGATTCCGCAGACCGGATGGACGCCGTAGCAACGATGCGCCTCGACCAGATCCTCGAGCGCGTTGGACCCGCCGCCGACGACGATGACCGGCCCCTGGCGCGTCTGCGGATAGGTCGGATCCGGCGTCATCGTTACCCCTCTTGCGAAAAGGGGAGGGAGGCCGAAACCACCCTCCCCCACTCGGGCTGCGACAGGGCTGGCTGTCCGAGACTAGTCGCCGTCGGTGGTGGTCACGGCGGTCTGGTTGGCCACATCGACCACGCCGGACGCCACGCTGTTGACCAGGAACCAGCCGGCATCGACGACGGCCTCGTTCGCGGCGCCTCGGTTGGTCACGGTGACCACATAGATCAGGTCGCCGGCGGAGAGGATGTCGGCCAGGTCGTTGAAGAAACCGGCGGCATCGACGTTGGCCTGGGTGATCTGCGTCTTGAACGACCACAGGGCGGGGGCGCCGCGCTTGGTGCCCTGACCCCGGCCGGACTGCCCGCCGATGGGCTGGAAGTAGAAAAGATCGGTTGCCTTGGCGAATGCCATGGGTCAGCCCTCCATTACTCGGTGCAGGAGATTTCGACGATGCCCTCGGCGTCGATGGCAACGGAGCCGCCCGAGAACAGGCCGTTGGCAAGCCAACTTGTCTTCTCCGGGATGTAGTTGACTTCGGTGCGGAAGTTGACGCCGACCGCAAGGCCGATCGCGCCCATCGCCCCGCCGTGGTAGGCGTAGCAGGTGCGCACGCCCGTCGACAGCGGCAGGCCGCCCTCGTCCCGGTCTTCAAACTGAACGATCTTGAAGCCGAGCCAGGTGTCGATCTCGCCGTTGACCAGGGCGCGAATGGTGTTGTAGTCGGCCGACGTGGCGGTGGTATCGCCCAGCAGGCCGTAGATGTTGTTGGCGTGCGCCACGAAGTAGCGGTCGGTCATCGGCACGCCCTTGGCGTCGATGGCCTTTTTGGCGGCGCGGAACTTCGTGGTGTTGAGGTTCGAGCCTGTGCCGCCGATGTCGGTCGATACGGTCAACGAGGTGCTGGCGGCGTCGATGGCATCGAGGATCAGCTGGTCCTCGCGGCGGCCGATGGCGGCCGAAATCACCATCGCCAACTGGTTCTGTTCCTGGAAGTTCACCTTCTGCTGGTCGAACAGGTCGGTATACTCCGGGGCGTTCCAGTCGGTCAGGGTGGCGGTGGCCGTGCTGTAGCCGATGTTCATCGGCACGACGTCGGTCTGCGGGATGCGCGGGGTGGCGACGCCCTTGCCGATCTTCGTGAAGCGGTGGGTGTTGCCGACGACGCCGGTCTTGACGCGAACCGTGGGGCGCAACCGTCCGGCGCCCTGGTACGCCTGCTTGACCATGTCGTCGAAGCTGGAAATCTGTGCGGTGGTGAGCGACTTGGACATGTGACTATCGTCCTCCGCTAGGTCCGATTAACGAACTTCGCAGGACGATAGGCCCAAAATAGGCGGGGTCGCCTGCCTAGAACCGAAAACCCGGTTCCTCCGGTGGCGGATCTCACCGCCATAACGGGTCCGTCCGAAGACGGATAGGCCGTAAGCACGATCAGGCTTTCACAACGACTGCCATAAGTCAAGAAAAAACCCCCGCCATTTTGTAGCGGGGGCCAAGTTTTCCCATCGAGCAAGTATTTATTCAGGCAGCGACGGCCGACGACCCCGCCGGATCGTTGCCGTACAGCGCCTCGTACTTCTGCATCAGCCGCTCGTACTCGCGCTGCGCGGTCGGATCGCCATTGGCCGCCTTCGCCATGACCTTCGCCATCTCGCCGCGCAATTCGTCGGCGCTGACCGTGCCCATCTTCGTCTCGGCGGTCTGCACCGGCATCGGCTTCTCGCCGTAGTACTCGCGAAGCTTGTTGATCATCAGCAGGCCCTCGGCGGTGCCGGCCGCGACCTTGAACTCGAACAGATCGGCGTCGGTGAACACGCCCAGATCGACCATGTGCTTAGCGAACTGCATGGTGCCGTTCACCATGTCCTGGCCGTGCTTGCCGAGCTTCGCCAGTTCGGCCTTCGGGTCGACCGGATCGGGCAGCATCTCGGCCATCGCCTTGACGTACCAGTTCGTCATGTTGTTCACGACGTCCTGGGGAAGCTTCTGGTCGTGGGCGAAGACAAGGAAGTCCTTCAACAGAGGATCGTCGATCTTGCCGTCCTCGCCGTGCTTGATCACCCGCTTGACCACGTTCGGGTCGATGTCCTCGCCGAACTCGATCTTGTAGCCGTCCGGCTTCTCGGGAACCTTGTCGGCGCCCTTGCTGATTTTTGCCCGCAGGTCGGCCTGGGACTTGGCCAGCGCGTCAACCTTGACCTCGCCGGTCTTAGCGTCCCAGAAATTCGGCGGCAGCCAGTCGGGACGGGTCTTATAGACCAGCTTGGCAGGGCCGTCGTCCTGGCCCTCTCCCTGGCCGTCGTCCTGGCCGCCCTGGTCCTGACCCTGCCCATCGTCCGCGGCGAGGTCCAGCAGGCCCGACTGCCCGCCTTCCGCCTGCCCCCCGCCTTCACCCCCGCCGGCCCCTTCGTCGTCCGGCGCGCGCAACAGCCCTGTCCATCGCAGCTTCATGTCAGCCCCTCGCTTCCAGCCTTGCCATCTGCTCGTTCATGCCCGCGCGGTGCTCGCGGATGAACGCCAGAGCGGCCATGTATTCGGGCATCACCCGGTCGGCCTCGCTCAACGCATCCTCGAACGCCACCAGCGCCGCGTCGGCCTTGCGGTGCGCCGCCAGCCTGCGCGACACCGTCACCGGCTCGACGACCGACGCAGCCTTCTCGACCTTCACCGGCCGCCTCATCGCGGTCGGCGCCTTGCTCTTCCTCGGTGCCTTGCTCATCGCTTGCCCTTTCTGCCGTCGCGCGCCGCCGTCATTCGGCGGTGCAGATCCATGATCAATCGGTTCTGGCCGTCCCGCGCAAAGCCGTAGGCCGTCCCCAGGTCATAGCCGTAGTCGGCCATGAACGTCGGCTGCAGGATGGTGCCCTGCCACAGCCACTCCCACACCCGCTTGCCGGCCGCCGTCGAGAACGTCGACAGGATGTCCCGGTTCAACTCATCGGCGGCGTCGGCCACTTCCTTGCGCTGCTCGGCCCCGGCTTCCTCGTCGGCGCTCGGCTTTTCCCACAGCCAGTCGAACAGGGCGTCGGGCTTGGGCGAAGGAAGCGGCGATTCCGCCATCTCAGAACCCCACCGCCATGGTGACGGTGACCTGCGCGCCGACGCCGGTCGCCAGGTTGCCGGTCACCGCCGACAGGTTGGCCCGCACGTAGGGCCAGAAGTCGGAATTGGCCTTGAACTCGACGTCGGAATCGCCGGACCCGGTGTCGAGCGCGATGGTTTCCAGCGTCAGGTAGGTCGCGCCGTCGTGGCTGACCTCAATCAGCACCGTGGCCGTCGCCGCGCCGACGCTGGCGATGCTGGCCACAAAGGTCTTTTTCGTCTGCACGCCCGGATTGGCCGGCACGCAAAAGACGGCGTCGCCCGCCCCCGTTTCCTCTTCCGCGTCCAGCAGGGTGAATACCTGCGGAAACTCGATCCTGTCGGCCATCGTACCCCCTTATGCCGCCTGCTGCGGCTGCTGCTGTTGCATCGCGCGCTGGAGCATCGCCGTGATCATCTGTTCCACGTCGGCCCGCTCGCCTTCCTCGCGGATCAGTTCTTCGTCGACCCCGAGTTGCCGCCCGATCCACACCCCGGCCTCTTCGATCTTGGCGGTGTACATCGCCAGTTCCGGCCCGCCGATCGACGCCATCATCTGGAACCACTGGATCACCGTCTGCACCCGCTCGAGGTTCTGCTGCTGGGCAAGCGGCGAGGTCACCACGACCTTGACCGTGTTGCCGTCGATGCGGAACGGGTACGAGATGATGCCCTTGCGGCTCAGGATCTGCAGGCCGCGCAGCACCAGCGGCGTGACCAGTTCCTTCTGAATCCGTCCGAACGCCGCGCCGATGTCCACCGACAGTTCGCGCATCCGCTCGACAATCTCGGTGGCCGACCGCACCGGGCCGAGTTGATCGGGCAGGCCCTTGTTGTAGAGCATCCGGCGGATGTTCTCGCGCATGTCCTGCAGCACGAGCTGCGCCACGTCGAAGTTGCCGGGCCGCTCCAGGGGTTGCAGGGATGGGCCGCGGGCGCCGGCGTTCGCCGCCACCGGGATGATGGCGCCGGGGATGATGCGCGCCGTGTTCGGGTTGAGCACGCCGTCGTCAACGCCGGTATAGACGCCGCTCACCGCCAGCGAGGCGTTCTTAAGGATCAACTCGACCACCTTGTTCGTCGTGCGGATGTCCGGCAGGCCGAACATGATGGGGCCGCGCCCGTAGCTTTCGTTCGCCGCCTTGGTCCATCGGCTGTAGATCCACGGCCCCATGTCCTCGTAGACGCGGGGCTTGTCGAACAGCCGATGCTCGCCCTTCTCGACGACGACCTCGCAATACCACCGCATGGCCTTCCAGTCGGCCCAGCAGTATTCGATGCACAGTTCCTCGCGGTCCGGCTCCTTCCTGGCGTCGGCGGCCAGGGCCTCGGGCAGCTTGGCGTCAGGCCATTCCTGCTCGATGTTGCCCAGCGCCACCCGATGTTCGCGGAAGAAGCCGCCGATGGACCCGCGCGGCCCCGGCTCGACCGCCACCAGCGGCGTCGGCACGGCGTCGAAAACGAACGGATCCCAATCGCTGCCCTCCTGGAACAGCATCAGCCCGGTGCCCACCCCTAGCTCCAGGATGAACTCGTTGATGGCCGTGCTGAAATTCGAGTGGTGGATGGCCGAGTGAAACTTCTTGGTGGCGTCCTGCAGGATTTTCGCGGCTTGATCCCTCGCCCCCGGCTGGATGCTCGGACCTGGCTCAAGCTTGACGAAGTCCTGGAACGGCGGGAACAGCGTCGACTGGATGCGGTTGGCGAAGTGCGACGCCTCGTTCATGCCGGTCGAATCGTAGACGTCGAAGCCCTTCTGCTGGCCCGGCGTCGGATTGTCGATGATGTCGCGGGCCGGCATGGTCAGGCGGTAGGCGTCGCGCCAAGCCGACCGCCAGTTCTCCCGGCGGCCCTTCGCCTTGCCGAAGCGGCGCAGGATTTCCTTGACCGGCAGGCGGTCCGCCATGTCAGCCGCCCAACGTCGATGACTTGCCGCCGCCGGTCACCCCGGCCTCGGTGCCGTACAGCAGCAGGCCGCGCCCCGATGCCCTGGCGCGGGCCGCCCGCTTGCGGGCCTCTTCCTGCTTTTTGAGGTCGGCGTCGCGCTCGGCTTCGCGGGCCATAGCGCGATCCTGGGCCGACGTGTCGACGCTTCCGCCGCCGCCGAACGGGTTCATGTTACCCATCTTCATACCTCCTTGGCTCGGTTCCGCCGGATCAGGTCGTCCCACAATCCGCGCGGCGTTAACGCCAGCCTGTCGAGCCCGAGAAGGTACGAAACCATGGACGCGCAGGTCACGCCGACCATACGAGCCATGGTGCTAGGACCCGAACTATACCCCAAAATGCTGCGCTCGACAACAAGCACGCGCCACCCGGCCTCCTTGTAGTGGTCGATCAGCCGCCACGGCGAGACGAACGCAACTTCGGTGGCGACCCGCGAGCGAACCGGATCAACCATCAGCACGATGTGGTCGTGCGCCTGCCGGAAGGCGAAACAGTGCCGGAAGCCGGGCCGCGTGAAGCCCAGCCGGTCGTACCAGCGGCGCGGCGACGTGCCGTTGCCGAACGCCACCCACCACCGCTCGGTCTTCGCCTCGTTGATGGTGGTGCCCAGGTCCATGCGCGCTCACCCGAACACGTCGAAGTCGACGGCGGCGCGCGGCTGACCCTGCCATGCCTTGGGCTGATGCTGCGTCTGGCCGCGCGTCAATTGCCGGTGCTCCCCGAAGGTCAGGCACATGTAGCCGGCCGCCTCGCAGGGATGCGAATACTCGTTCTTCTCGGGCTTTTCGTGGTGCCGCTCGGCGCCCGACACCTGCACCCGGCGCCGGAACCACTTCCCGGCCAAGCCGGCCCGTATCTTGTGGCACGACGTATCGACCATGAAGCCCGGCACCATCTGGCCGTCGGGCATGCGAGCCGAGCGCGTCATCGGCAGCGCCAGGGCCTCGCGCCGGACGACCGGATCGTTTGTCGGCGCCAGGGTCACGTCGAAGCCGCGCGATCGCAGATGCTCCTCAACCGCCGTTTCGTATACCTGATCGCGCTGTGCGGCCGCCGGGTCGAGCGCGAACTTAGGCATGGCCTGCGCTCCGAACTTGATGTCGAGCAGCGCGGACAGTTCCCGCGAGAAGCGGTCGATGCCCATATCGAACACACTCAACTCGGCCAGCGTCCGCCAGTCGCCGTATGACCCGCGTTGACCGATCGCGGCTGCCGGCATCAGTGTCCCGCCGCCGCAGTCGATGCCACCGAGCAGGGGAAGCGCCGGCTGGTAGACCAGCGACCGCGCCATGGTGCGGTCGTCGTACTCCGGCACCCACGGCTTGCCATCGGCGAGATAGATGTACTTGGCCTGCATGAAGCGATTGACCCATTCCAGCAGCTTGTTCGCGATCTGCTGGTGGTAGTAGCCGGGCCGCAGAAACTTCAGGTTCTCGGCCGCCTGGTTGACGCACCACCACCGGCCGGCCGCCTGGATCACCTGGCTTGCGGGAACGCCGATCGGCTCGAATCCAGCCTCGCACACCTCGAACCCGCCTCCAGCCTGCCGCACCTCCAGCACCGCCGGCGGCTGCCGATAGAAGCGCCACCGCAGATCCAGCTTGCGGCCGGCCAGCCCTGGAATCTCCAGGTGCGAGAGGTCGATGAGCCCTTCGCCCCTCTCGGCCGCGGCATACCACCAGTGGTCATCGTCGCAGGCATTTGTGTCCATAATGATTCCGCACCACGTCGCACCGCCCACCTCCTCGCGCGGAAAGCGGCCGACACGGCCGGTCAGCATGTCCAGGATCTCGCGCGGCAGTTCGACGGCCTCGTTGATCCACGCCCCGGTCAGGTCGAGCGACTTCAGGTGCCGCACGTCGGCCGGCCGGTCTAGCGCCACGAAGATCGCCTCCATGTCGAATCCTGGGCTGCCACGATACAGGCCATTATCGCGATCAAGCCATGCGAAGCCGTTGGGCTTGACGCGGATATGATGATTGATCGGGTGCGACTGTACGACCGGCCCGCAGTGCTCGGGCCGCATGATCTCTTCCCAGGTCTTGATCGTCGTCGAGCGCAGTTCTGGGTAGGTGTTGCGGATAATCGCCCACCGCGTGCGACGCCACCCCTCGCCGTCCGGCTCCTGGAGCATCGACAGTCGCAGGATCTTCGCCACGCACCCGACTGACTTGCCGGACCCCAGCGGCCCCAGGATGCCCGTCACGAAAGCGTCATCAAACACGAAGTCGTTGACGGTCGGCGCCTGGGTCAGGTCTATGACTGGGCGGAATGGCGCTGTCAAGTCAGGCGTCCCCCGTCGCCCGCAGGTCCGCCAGCGCGCACAGCGGGCAGATATCGCGCCTGGCGGTGATTAACCACCCCTCGGCGCGCGCCTGCTCCGCCACATTGCGCTGCGTCGGGCCGGTGAACCTGGCCGTGCGCTCGACGTCGGCCGGGTGCATCGGGTGGTCGCAGGCGATATCGAGCACCTGCATCAGCCCCGTCGCCTGGGGCTCGCGCTCGGCGTGCTGGTCGCGCCACGCCCGGACGACACGCGCCTTCTCGTTGCGCCCCAGGTCATCCCACGGCAGGCCGCGCAGGATGCCGCTCGGCAGGTCGGGATGCGTGTCCTTGGCTACGATCATCGGGCCGCCGCCGATGGTGACCTTACGATCCTCGACCGTGTTGAGCCGGCCCGGCACCATGTGGCGGCCGATGGCGTCCCACCAGAGGGCGGCCCGACGCACCGCCTCATCCGCCGTCATGCCGGAAGACAGCGCCCCCGGCATCACAGCCACCGCAGAAGCTCGATGAGCGCCACCGTCGCCGTCGCCGTCGACACGGTCAGCAGGATCAACCGGACCTCACTCATGCCCATACCCTCCATGCAGCGTATATCGCCACCACGCCCAGCCACAACGCCACGTAGGGGTGACGCGACACCGCCGCGGTCATGCCCAGCGACACCGCCGCCACGCCGACAAGCGCCCAGGCCATGACGCCGACCGGCCACATCGTGCCGATGACGACCGACGCCGCCAGCAGCACCGTCCACCACTCAGCCCTTACTCGCATCGTTCCCCCCATCAGGCGTCACGAAGACGACGCCCGCAAATCCGGACCCCGGCGCCACGCTGTGCTCGGTGCGCTCCCGGTACTTGTCCGGAGCCAGCGCCTTGAGCCGGGCCAGCAGGAGCGTGTCGGAGAACTCCTTGACCGTCGCCACCTGGACGCCCCGGTAAAACACCGGCTTGTCGATGCCGTTCTTGCCGCGGCGGTCGGCCTCGGCCTCAAGGCTCTCGACGTGCGCGGCCAGCGCGTCATCGAACTGCTCGGCGAATTCCGGGTTGTCGCGCCGCCACTCGGTGACCGTCGTGCGCTTGTAGCCGGCAGCCGCGCACGCCTTGCCGATAAACCCATGCTCGGCTAGCTCGCGGAACAAGATTTCGTCCGCCTTAAGTGAACGCTTTGGCCTGTTTGCCATCACTCGTACCGCCCCGACACCGGGTTGAACTTCCCGGCCGGCCCCGTCTTCGCGCCCTGCAGCATGGCCCTGTCCTCCGAGTGGAAGTGCCAGTGTTCGCGGACCATCATGGCGACGGCTTCCTCGACACCGACCTGGCGTCCGCGCTTGACCGACTCCCACGCCGCGAACCTCTTGACCCAATCGGCGAAGCGCACCGGGATGGTAACCTCGTACGTCTCGTCGAGCTTAGGCGGGGTGTAGCCGGACATGCGCCGGTTGTACGCCTCGACCATCGCCGGGTCTGGCCCGTTGGCCTTGGCGTCCTGCGCGGCCATGCGCTCGTCGATGCCCTGCGGCGCCACCCCGAGCTTGCGCTGGGCCATGTGCAGGGCGTCCTCGTCGGACAGCCCGGCGGCCTTGTAGCCGGTGATCAGGTCGATGAGGGTGGCGGGCTTTTCCTCGGCCGGCGTCGTCGTTTCCGCGGCCTCTCTTTCGGCCCGCTTCCTGGCCCTGGCTTCGTTGGCTGCGATAAGTCCCTTGTTGATCATGTCTGGTCCTCTCGGTTAAGCCCGCCGTAGGAACGCGGGAATGTCCGGCATCTCGTCGTCTTCGGTCGGTATCTGCCCGCACTCGCGGATGGCGCGTTCGAGTTCGCGCTTCTCGATTTCCTCGTGCATCCGGGTTACGCGGGCGATTTCCTCGTCCTCTTTCCGGCGCTTCTCGGCTTCACGGGCGGCGCGTCGGGCTTCGGCGTCGGGGTCCGGTGGCGCCGGCGCGTTGGCCGCGGCTTCGGCGTCCTTGTTCGCCAGCCATGACGACGTCGAGGCGAACCAGTTTTTCTGACGTCCGGGGTTTTCCGACAGCCAGGCGTCTCGGCTTTCCAGCGCCGCTTCGAGGTTCAAAATGTTCCGGTAGGATGTCCTCCAACCCTCGAGGTCACCCTTCGTCAGCTTCACGATCTTCCGGGCGAATGCGTATTTCGATTTCCCCTCTCGCTCACCCTCATAAGGGGATATAGGGGATACTCCTTTTCCTTCTCCTTCTCCCTCTGCCGACGGTTTTCCGTACTGGTTCGGAACTGGTTCCGTACTGGTGGGGAACCCGTCTCCCATCGGTACGGAAGGCAACGGATGGTAAGCCTTTGGTTTCTTTGGAGACTGGTATTTACAGAAATTCCTGATAATACCGTATTCTTTTCCATCAACCGTGTAGCGGAATACCTGTCGGGTGGTGACAAGTTCGTCGAGCAGATTAACCATATCGCAGTTATCAGCCGGAAGGATGAGCATCTTCAGCTTGATCGGCTTCCACTCAAACACCCCATTATCATCGGCGAAGTTCCGAACTCCGATGGCCACAAGGCGGGCGAGTGGGGAACTGGTTACGAACTGGTCGTCCACCCATTGCTCAGGATGAACGGATCTGATTCGCGCCATTTTACTCGTACCTCCCCACGTCTCCAAACCGCGACAGGCGGCCATCGTAGTAAAGCGTCACGGTGTCGATCGGCCCCATGCGCTGCTTGGCGACGATGACCTCGGCGGCGGTCCTGGCGCGCGTGATATTGCGCTCCCATGCCTCGCGCTTCCTGATGGCCGCCTGATAGTCCCGGTCGCTTGGCCCCTCGTAATCCTCGACGTCGGGCTGGACCGGCTCGTCGCGCTCCAGGTAGTAGGCTTCCCGATAGACGAACATGACGAC